CGGTGCGGCCGCCGGAGCGGGCGCGGGTGCCGAAGGCGACGGCGCGGGCGCAGGGACCGCGGGTGCGTTCGGGTCGAAGAAGACGGCAGTGCGGAAGTGCAGGAGACGGCCGGCGTCGCGGAGCATGGCAGACCTCGCGTGTCAACACGGGTGGTGGTCTGCCGGGTGTCGCCTGCGCCCGGGCGGGGTGTTCGCCTGCCGGCGAGGGTGCCGTCCTATGGGGGCGTCGGAGGCGGGGTGCGGCCTCGAGCGCGGATGTTAGGCCGGGCGCAGGCCGAGGTCGCGCAACCGGCGCTCGAGATCGTCGTTCGCCGGCGGGCGGAGCTCGTCGAGGTCGACCCGGTCATCGCTGCCAGCGTCGCTACGCACAGTCAGCGCGCCGGCCTCCGGATAGGCGGGTTCGAGCACGAGCGCGACGTGGTCGAGGCGAGCGCGGGTCCGGACGATCTCGCCGCGAGGCCCGCGCCGGTTCACGATCGGTTCGAACCCGACCGACATGCCGGTGAAGATCCCGGCCCGGACCATGCCGAGCGCCTGCTCGCCGCTCGGCGTGTCGAGCGCGAGGAACTCGCCGCCGAGCTCGTTCGGCCCGTCGTGCAGCGCGGCGGCGCGGCCGACGATCCCGAGGAACCCTTCGGTGTGCTGGGCGCGGACGAGCACCCGGTGGGCGGCGCCGACGTCGTTGCGGAACACGCCGGGGACGAACATCTCGTCGTAGGGCTGGCCCGCGCTGCCGTCGAGGTTGAAGTCGGCGACGCGCATCGCCCGGTTGTAGGGGACGACGCACGGGGCGACGATCGTGCGGCCCTCGCCTGCGGTCGGTGAACCGACGAACGAGCGGTGGAGTAGCGGACGTTCGGTCATTGGACGACCTCCAAGGTGCGGACGTCGGCTTCGGCGGTCGGGATCGCGACCTGTTGCGTTGCGCCGGCGGCGTGCGGCAGGTCGAGCGCGTCGAGCGCTTCGCCTTGCGCGAGCGGCGGCAGGTCCAACACGGCGGCCCGGCACTCGTCGGCGGTCACCACGTGATGCTCGAGGAGCTGCATCCACGTGTCGACCCAGGCTTCGAAGTCGGGCCGCAAGATCACCGACGGATCGAATTCGACCCAGTTGCCGCGTGCGAGCCACGTCGAGAGCGCGTCTTGGATCCGGCGCGCGGTGGTCATGAGTTCGGCCCGCCACCACAGTGAGAACAGCTGCGCCGGGTTCGAGTAGTTGAGCCCGTCGGCTTGCGGCAGGTTGAGCAGGAACGCGGGGACTCCGAACGCGGACGCGATCTGTTTCGAGTCGAACTCGCGCGACTCCAACAGCAGCAGGTCTTTCGGGCTGAACGCGATCTGTTCGAGCGTGAGCATGGGCGGCAGGATCGCGGGCGCACCGAGCCGTTGCGCCATCGCCTCGATCCACTGGTTTTGCAGGTCCTTCGCCTGTTTCTCGTTGATCCGCCGTGAGCTCTTGAGCACCGCGCGCGGGAAGCCGGCACCGCCGTAGATGTCGGCCGAGTACGTGTTCGCCGCGGCGAGGGACACGACCGCGTTCCAGTAGCCCTCGAGCGCGGAGCAGCCCTGCAGCTGTTGCGCGCGCGGCGACCGTGGGATCTGCAACACGTCGGCCGGGTTGAGGAGGTAGCCGTTCGAGCGGTAGTCGCGCGCGCCACTGTCCGGGTTCGTCGTTACGGACATCGTGATCGGATCGAGCACCGTCCACGTGAGCGGGAAGCCGTCCGCGTAGCGCGACGTGGCCCAGAGGAACGCGTCACCCCGGGCATACAGGGACCACACCGCGCCGAAGATCGCTTCCGACAGTCCGTTCGTGTAGCCCGGGTCCGGGTTGTTGAGCCACGCGGGATCGTCGGCCGGTCCGCGGTGGCGGAGCGGCATGGTGGAGATCTGTTGACTGTTGAGCTGCAGGCACCGGGTCGCCGCGCCGACCCGTTCGCCGTAGCCGTTGGGGCCCGCCAACCAGTCGTTGAACACGTTGACCCACGGCGTGATCGACGTGAACCCGAGCTCGCCGGAGTTCGTCAGCGCGCCGACAACCTGCCGGGCCCGCGCCAACACTCGCTCACGCCAACGCGCCACCTACGCCGCCGTATCGACCCGCGCCACGCCGCCCGCCGCGACCCGCAGCACGACGAACATGAACGCGCCGACCTCGACCCCACCGATCGACGGTTCGGTGATCGACCACACGAAGCCGGGCGAATCCGCGAACCACACGCCGCCGGCGCCGATCACATACACCGACGTCCCGGTCGGACCGAACAGGACCGGCAGCCCGGCGAAGGAGAGCGCGCCGGTCGGGTTCGTTTCCACGACCTTCGCCCACGCGCTGCGCGACGCGAACAGGAACGCGGGCATGTAGCCCGCGCCTTCGACCGCCGCGATCGCCGCCGGCAGATCGGCGGCCGCCGCGCCCGCACCCGCCGCCAGCTGCGCGGCCACGTACCCGAGCTCGGTCGCGACCGCGGCCTCACCCGCGATCAGCATGACGACGTCGCCCCGCCACTGCATCGCCTGCCACGCCACGTTCGTCGTGAACCCGACCGTCACCGGCGGCACCGGCCCACCGTCGACGTCGATCGTCTGCGACACGAACTGTGTCTTGTCGCCGGCCTGTACGCCGCCGGTCAGACCGCCGGGCAGGTCCGGCACCCACGGCACACTGCCGGGCGGCAGTCGGGTCGTGCGCAGCGCGTCGAGCGTCGCCGCCATCGCGGTCGTGCGCCGGCGGATCGCGTCCGCCACCCACTCCGGTTCTTCCTCGGGGATCAGGCCCGGCACGTCACCCGAGAGCGTGTTCGCCGCGGCGCGGGCCGCGAGCCGGGCCCGGCCGGCGACGTCGATCGTGCCGCGCGCGCGGTTGATCACGTCGACGACGTAGGACGGACCGCCGAGCATGTACGGCGACGGCGCGGGCAGGGTCTCGGTCGCGGTCATCGGCGCCTCGCTTCCTGGTTCCTCGGAAACGGTACGCCGCGCGTCGCGCCTGGTCGCATCTTCGATCTGAGCGACTTCGCCACGCGGGCCGGGACTGTCGGCGCGACGAACGCGGGATTCGACGGCTTACAGCACTACAACACGCGCGGTAGAACCATCGGGTGGCAGCCGAACCGACACCCGTGTGGCATCGCGGCCGCGGCCATCACGCGTTCCGCTACTGGTGTCCCGAGATCGGTGAGGTCATCGACCCGGAGCGATTCGTGCCGCTCGATCCCGCCACACCGCGGCCGACCCGAGGCGAGCCGATCGTGTGCGGCACGTGCGGCGACGTGCTCTCGATGGAAGATCTCGAGATACGCGATCAGTAGATGGTCGGCTCGCCGAGATCCGCGTGCTCGCGCGCGCGGTACCACGCCATCCGGGCCGCGCGCGCGGTGTCGACTGGCGTCTTCTTGTCGGGTGCGCTCAGCCGCAACGAACCGTCCGCGGTGGGGACGCCGACGAGCGCGCCCACGTGTTGCGTGAGAAGCGGATGGTGATCATGACCGAGATGCCCTTCGACGATCGCACGTCGGAACTCGGTCGACGACTCGACCTCGATGTCAGTGCGGTTCGGCCACTGCCACACCGGCACACCCGCATCGACGAGACGAAGTACCAGGTTCGGACGGGTGTGCGGCGCGACCGCGACTTCGACGACGGACCAACGCTCGCGGGCGGCATCGAGGATCTCGAAGAGCTCGTCATCGGTCGCAACATCAGCCGACCACGCCACAAACACGCCGCCATCGAGCGTGCAGCCGACCAGCGCGATCGACGACGTCCACGTGCCCGCCAGCGCGAGTTCGATCTCGGTGTCATCCGGCGGGACGTCGACCTGCGGGCAGTCCTCCCACGCGCCCGCCGGCAACCACGTCACCAACACGACGTCGAGCCACTGGCCGAGCCGATACATCCGGAACTCGTCCGCCGAGACGAGCGTCAGGTCGTTCTGGAGCGCGTCCTCGAACAGGAAGCCCGCGGCGATCGCCGGGTTCGCCTTACGCCACTGCCGGCGGTCGTCGATCGCACATCCGCCGTCCGCCGCGAACTCGATCCATCGGATCGAGGCGTCCTCATGCGCCTTCGTCCGCAACGTGTAGAGGGCCGACGTCTGTCCACCGGGCTTCGGCGTGCCGATCGCGAGCACGAGTGACCGCTCACGTTTGCCGCCGCTGAGGACCATCCCGTTGACGACCTCAGGCGGCAAGGTCTCGGCTTCGTCAATCAGCGCGACCGTCGGGTTCGAGCCTTGGATGCTGTCCTCATCGCTCGCGAGCGCGAAGGCCTCGCCGTCGTTCCACGCTGACCAGATCCGCCGATCGGTGGCGCTGTTGTAGACGACCAAATGCTCGGCGAGTGGACCTTTCGCCTTGCGATCGAGATCGATCATGCGGCGCATCGGACGGAACATCACGCGTTCGGCGTGTTGCTTCGAACCCGCGAGCAGGGGGACCTCCGGGCTGTCCTCGTGATCGCACACCGCCCACAGTCCGACCGCCGACCACGTCGTGCTCTTCGCGTTGCCCTTGGGGATCTGCAGGCCTCCGTTGCGCACGCCGTCGGCGAGCAGCTCCTCGATCGCTTCCTTCTGGTAGCGCGCCAGCCGAATCAGTTGGCCGAACAACGGCCCCTTGGGCACCCTGCAGTACGTCTCGACGAATCGGATTGCCCGCGCATGCCGCGCTCGCGTGCGCCACTTGCGCCAAGGCCCCGGTGTCTTGCGCACCCGCAGGTCGCTCGCGGCGCGCCGTTCCCCCACCTCACTTCCACCGGAGTGACGACGTGGAACGTCCGCGAGCGCGCCGGTCGAGGCCTTCGGGCTCACGGCGCGACGACGTCGAAACGGATTCCGGTGTGCGCCGGCAACACGTCGAACCGGATCGTCGCGCCGCCGAGCACGTCGAGACCCACCACCGCGGTCGCCCGCCACTGATGAATCCCGTCGCCGTCGACACCCTCGTACACGAGCTCGAGCGGCAACACCCGACCATCCGCCAGTTGGAGCTCACCGCCGGTCGGAGCGATCGGGTCGGTCATCGCGCCAATGCGCCGGTTGGCGGCCGCCGCCGGCGGATCGGGGCCGATCCCGTCGGCGTAGGTGGGAACTCGGGTGAGGACGTCACCGGAGCGTCGACGCTCATAAAAGCCGCCCCCGCCCCGCCGGCGAGCGCCCCCACCCGTTCCGCCGACCGCCGCCCCCCACCCCGGCCTTTGCCCCTGCCCCCTGCCCGGTGCTTGCGGACCCATGCGAGTGAGCGGCGGCTGTTGCATCGGATGTGGGCGGCGACGAGGTTGGCTGGGTGGTCGGTGCCGCCTTCGATCTTGGGGACGACGTGGTCGACGGAGGTTGCGCCGGGGAGTCGGCACCAGTGGCAGATGCCGCGGTCGCGGATGAGGATCGGTCGGCTCCGTCGTCGCCAGCCGGCGCCGTAGCCGCGGCTCGTGGTGGTGCGTCTCACCGCGCCACCATCCAGGCGCCGAGCACGAACGGAACCAGCGACTGCCAGCGGGC